GCGACGAGCAGAACGGAATCATCAGCCGGGTCGATTGCGTACAGCTGGGTGCCTTGGGTCTTCATGCTCATTGGGTATTACTCCTGCGGGTTTTTCGGACATAAAAAAACCCGCACGCGGCGGGTTATTGGGGGTTGCTCTGGTTATCGTGGCGTCATCCATTCCACGTCGAACGAAAGTCGATATAGCTTTGTCTCGGTCTCCCGGCTTTCACCACGCCAGGCGACTATGTGGGCATGCGGCTCGATGGCGTCCCTGAGCGCCTTTGCTGCGGCGCGGGCGCTGCTGCCGGTGCTGGCGTATACGTCGATCTGTAGCGTGTAGCTGTCGAGGTCTGGCAAGTCGCCGAGATAGTTCTCGGGCTGGCCGTTGACTTGCTGCCATGCGCTGTACGGCAAAACGGAATTCTCGGGCGCCTCGCCGAATGGCCAGAAGCGCACAGGGTTAGTGCCGAGCAATGCAGTGACTTCGGCATTGGCGGCAACGGTCTGGAATATAGGTGCGAACATTTCAGCTCCTGGCCTTGTTGGCTTTCTTGATGGCGCGGGTCAATGCCTTGTCGTATTGGGTCAGGAACTCGTTGGTGATTTCGTTGATGCTGTTTTCCATTGCCGGGCGCAGGTACGGCTGCGCTCTGGCCTTGGACGTGCCGAGCTCTACCAGCATGGCGTGCGGGGTTGCGCCCCCCACTCCGGTGTCCGGGTTGCCTGGCTGCAGGTTTCGAGTACTGCCTGTCAGCACGCCAACGCGAAAGCCGAGATCCCCGGTACGCTTGAACAGCTTGCCATTCCAGCGCGCCGCTATGTTGTCGGCAATGGACCGCCCTGTGTCTGCGTCGTCGATTCGCTGGGCATTGGCCTTGGCCTTGGTCACCACTACCTGAGCCGCCTTTCTGAGTGCGAACCTGCCGCCCTTGCGCTTCACGTCATAGGTCACGGCCTCCAGCTTGCCCAAAAGCTCATCGATGCCAGTCAGGGAGAATTCAACACCATCAGCCATCATTGACTCCTCGCAGTAGCAAACGACAGCGATAGCTGCCGAGGGTCTTGTGAAACTATCTGCTGTATGACAGATGCGGCCTGTGCCGGCGCAACCTTAAACCATTCAGTCGCACCATCAAACCCAGTTAAACCAGCACTGTAGGAGGCGAGCGCCAGGTGCGCCGCAAACTCAGCCTGCTGTGCCTGGGGGAAGCTTGGCATTTGCCATGTTTTTAGGAGTTTTGCTTTATGCTTTCCGCGCCTGTTTAATTGGGCGAGCCTTGATTCTGGCTTTATCGAAACCCCGACCTTCACGAAACTGTCCATCTTCATCAGATAAATACTTGCAGGCTGGTCTCTACTCCAAAAGCACTTCGGGCATCCATAGCCCCGACTATGAGCGCCCGCCTCTTGCTCAAAAAGTCCATGGTCCTTGCAGATTATCTTTACCTTGCCTTTGTTTCGCCTGTATTTGACTTCCGAATAGTCGTATCTCTCCCCATGGCGCGCCTTTGCTTTCTCTATCCATTGGATTCGAGTCAAGCAAAAGTTGCCAGCGCATAACTGGCACCCCTGAGGCACCAAATGATTGTTTGGTGTTTGAAGAAAATACCCGTGCTCGGGACACTTTATTTTTACCTTGGTCTTTGCATTAACATACTCGACCTCGGAATAGTCGTATTTGTCGCCATGAATAGCTCTTGCCAAGGAGACCCACTTAGCCTTGGTGTGTTTTTTCTTGCCTGAACAATCAGGGCAGCCTGTCTTTCCGTGAATATGATTGCTGGGCGAAGAATAGAAATCGCCGTGCATCTCACAGGTTATGCACGTTGGCGTGGAGCCATTTACATACTCGGACTTTTCGTAGCCATATTTTTCGCCATGGACTTCCTTGGCGTGCCGTATAAAGTCCGCGGTCGATATTACCCCGCGACCCGCACAATGCGCGCACCCTTGGCCGTATAGGTGCGCCCCGGGCTTCTGAAAAAACACACCGTGGTCAGGGCACGCTATCTTTACTTTCTTTGAGCGAGACTCATAGGCCAGGTCTTTATAGTCGTATTTGTCGCCGTGGACTTCCTTGGCCTTTCTGATGAACTGCTCTGTGGTAAGCCTAACGTTGCCGCTACAGGCCGGACAGCCATCACCCCTTGAGTGATTCTCCGCTATTTGATCGAAGTCTCCGTGTTCTCGGCATGTAATGACCACCCTGCACTTTCGGCCCACATAGACGCAGCGCTCATAGCTGTATCTGTTTTCATGAACCCGGCGCGCCCGATCTATCCACTGCTCGCTACTTAGCACCGCCTTACCGGAACACTTGGGGCACTTATGACCCCTCAAGTGAGTCCCGGCAACCTGGCCAAACAGCCCATGCACTCTGCACTTAATGAGTATCTTGCTGGTGCTGTTTCGATAAATTGACTGAGAATAATCGTACTCATCGCCATGGGCGGCTTTGGCGCGATCAAAAAACTCTCGACTGGTTAGAGGTCTTGGCATCTTACACACTCCATCAAAGTGCTCATCGTTAGGGTGTGCGGCAGGCAGTGATGAACTGCTTTTCGACTGGCCGGTCTAGCCGCACCCTTCAATACTACTAGCTATCAACCTTCATTGACACCTTTACTGCATGGCAGTGTCAGCCATTCAAGCCCGCTATTTGGATCGCTCAGTACGCCCAGAATGTTATATATCTCGCCCCTATGGATTATGCGCATTGAGGCGCTCACTCCGGCGCGGAACCTAATTGTTATGCGGGCGGCTATCTCCGCCTGAACTGCATGAGAAGCTATATAGTCCTTGACCGACAGCGGCTCAACGGACGCAGGTACCTTGTCCCATACCGTCGCCCAGCCCTGGACCATTTCACCGGTCACAGGGTCTTGCGTTGTACCGGGTGACTGGAATGTGACGCGGTGGCGTAGTTTTCCGGCGTTCATAGGTGAGCCCACTTATGCGGCATCCAAAGCGCTTTAGTGGCCATAGGCAGCTCAGATGCGGCACCTACGGTTACAGACTCTCTGTTCGCGTACCAGTGACCGATCAGCAGTAGCGCGCCCTGCTCGACGCTCTTAGTGATATTCATGGCATTTTCTGGAGGGTCCGGAAGCGGCGACGCGGCACCGTAAAGCGTTCTGTTTGTCCAGTCAGCGAACGCGTCGTAAGCCGCATCGATGTATAGCTGTATCAGCGCATCTTCTTCGTCATAGTCAACGCGCAGATGGTTTTTTACTACCGCGAGGTCGATCATTTACGGCCTCCTTGCCCGCCAGGGCTGCAACTTTCAGGTGATCCACTGCGACGATGGCGCAGCGCTCGGACACTTCTTGCTCGCCGGCTTCGATATGGACAACGTGATTGCCGTCCACCGCGAAAGGAAACGGCTTGGTTACGATGATGGTCGGCATCACTTGCCTCCTTGGCTTACAGCGGCCCGATGTGCGGATTACCGCGGATGACGCCGGCCGCGCAGAGCAGGGTCGGACTGGTGCCGGATACGGTCTTCACGATCACGCGGACGTATCGCTTCTCGCCCTTGTAGCCGATGCGGGATACCGAGTTGCTGGCAACGATCACCGGCTCGGCGCCGTCAAGCTGGGTGTCGGCCACTGCGGCGAACGTGATGTTGTCAGCAGAATCCTGCACCTCGAAGGTGAAGGTCGGGGTTGCAGTGCCGCCAATGGCGCCGGCCTCGATCAGCACCACGGCCGACGAGTAGTCGTGAAGGTCTACGCCGGCACCATCGACAGCCGCAACGACAGATGCAGGCGCCAGGGACTGGACGAAATTGATATCGCTTTTCAGGTCTTTCATGGACATGGGTTGCTCTCCGAAACTTGAATCGAATAATCAGGGGCCTTTCGGCCCCTGATCGCTGCCAGGCTTAAACGCTGAGCGTCAGAACCTTCACCGCCTGCGAATCGGTCAGCATGCCGCCGACGCGCTTGGTGGTGTAGAAGCCTACGTTTGGCTTGTTGGTGTAGGGGTCGCGCAGAACACGGGTCCCGATGCGATCCACGATGGTGTAGGCTCTGGCGAAATCGCCAAACATAACCGCGTTGGAGTCAGCCGCTACAGCCGGCATGTCCTCGTTCTCGGCAATGTTGTAGCCAAGCAGCGTGGAAGGCGCGCCG